GAGGCATCCGGGGTTGGCCGTGACATGTTCCAGGTGTCCGCCCTTCTGAACTTCTATTGTACCCTTCGTGCAGTCCATATATTGAACATGCCCGCCGGGAATGTACATGGTTCCGGGGCTGTTCCACGCAATATCGTTCGCTGCACCACCTGATGACACGGTGAAGTTGCCGGATGTGATGGTCATCCGTTTCGCGCTTCCTCCACTCAGAATACGGATGAATCCAGAGGTTTCCTCCGCATCCCTGAGCAGGGCACCGGACGAAACATAGATTGTTCCGTTCAGTGTGACGCGAGCCGCCGGAGGAAAGAAATCCGGTGGAAGATACCGGCTGTCGATGCGACCGTCGCTGTCCAAGGTCGGAACCTGAACTGCCGTTGTTCCGCCTACGACGTCAACCAGATTATCAATCGACACCCGCGGGTACAGGCAGTCTCCAGCCGAGGATTTGAGCAGGATTTTCTTATTCTCAGCCATAAAGAGCTCCTGTTATGTTGAACATGTGCCGGGATTGCTCCCGGCACAACTCAGAACCCGTTCCGGGCGTCAGGTCAGCTCTTCGTAGGTGATGTACGTTGCAAGCCTGTTGTCGATGGCCGCCTTGACACCCGCGCAGGTGACGGCTTTCGCCGTGTCGGTTCCGGTGGATGCCTCCGTGGTGGTGGCAAGCTGAACAGTTCCCTTGCCGGACGTGGAGGCAGCCGAGGCCGTGACCTTGACCTTCTTGGCGTTGGTCGTGGAACCGTCCCATGCGAGCGCGACGCCATTGGAGGCCGTGGTCGTGATGTCCGCAGAAATCACGTTGCTGGAGATCGCGATGCCGTCGCCTGCAGTCAGCACAGCCTGATAATTGTGAGTGTGACTGGTATTTGCTTTCTTGTCCAGCTCGGTCTTCAGTCCCTTAGGGGTAACAGCGACTGCCTCGCTGGTGCCGGTGGTCGCTTCAGTCGTGGTGGCGAGACGGACAGTACCTGCTGCCGTGGTGGATGCCAGCGTTGCGGCCACGCTGACCGTGCCGGAACTGATGGCGAGGGCAACGCCATTGGATGCCGTGGTGCTGACCACAACGCCGCCTCGTGCGGAGGTCGTTGCTGCAGGCAGGCTGTATGCGTAGGTGTTGCTGATCGTGCCGTTCGAGATGCTGATGTTCGAACCGGCAGTCAGCGTCCCCTGCTTGCCGTCGAGGGCGGTCTGGAGGCCGGAGACATCGGAAATCTCATGGCTGTGGCTGGAATTCGCCTTGCCGTCAAGGGTGGTCTGCAGATTCGTAACGTTGGCAATGCTGTGCGTATGGGAACTTGCCGCCTTGCCGCTGAGGGCGGTGGCGACAGCCTTTTCGGTCGGGACCACGGTATCAAGGGCGGACGAGGTCGCACGAACACTGGTGACGGTGGAAATCTGCTTGGAGATTTCGACCATCGCGGAGCCGCTCCAGCGGTAAATCTTGCTGTCGGCGAGGTTAACGTAGATTTTGCCCGTCTCAGGCGTGGTTCCGGTCGTTCCCCATGTGTTCGCGGCAGTCGCCGTGTAGATTTTGAGGTTGCCGCTGGTGTTATTGAAGTACAGGTCGCCCGCTGCGCAGCTGGTCGGCGCGGTTCCGGTGATGGCGACCAGATCGACGATATCATCGACGTAGCTCGGAAGGTAGGAGCTGTCAAGCTTGCCGTTCGCATCGAGGACGGGGATGCTCACGCTGACGGTACTGCCGACAGCATCTACGAGGTTGTCAACGGAAGTGCGCGGATAAAGGGCGTCGCCAGCGGTCGATTTCAGAAGAATTTTCTTGTTTGCCATAAATGGGTTCTCCTATGATTTGAGGTAAAAAAGAACTCCGTCAGGTGAAATACCAGACGGAGCCGTTGAACGGGATTTGTGTTCGGACTGGTTCAGGAAACGACTTCGTAGACGACCGTGTCAGCGACGCTGACCGTGCCGTCCGAGATAGAAACGCCGGTTCCCGCGGTGAGCTTGTCCTGCTTGTCCTTCAGCGCCTTTTCGACGCCCCACACTGTCGGGACAGTGCCGGTCGCGGTGTCGGTGGAACTGAGGCTGGCGTTGTTCCCATTGATGGCGCTCTTGGTCTGCACGACGCCCTTCTGGTCGTTCGTGCCGCTCTGAACGGAGATGACGCCATTCGACACGCTGATGTTGTCCCCGACTTTCACGCCGCCGAGCTGACTGGCAGTCGCTGTCGCGAGAGAGATCGAGCCGGAAGCATTGTTGATGCCGGAAGTGCTGGCAGCCGCGATTTTCACGCCGCCGAGTGCACCGGAGGTGGCTGCCGGAAGTTCGTAAGCGCCTGCGGCGACGAGAGCGTCACGGACAGCTTTTTCGGTCGCGACGTGTTCGTCATCGGCAGTGCCAGATGCACGGATGCTCGTGGCGGTGGCATGCTGCTTTCCGATTTGTGTCATCACGCTCCCCGACCAGCGGTAGGTCATGTCATCTGCGGTGCAGACGTAAATCTTGCCCTTTTCAGGCGTGGTTCCGGTGGTGCCCCAGGTGTTCGTCCCGGTGGCCGTGTAGATCTTTTTGTTGTTCGCGGCGGAGTTGAAGTACATGTCGCCTGCTGCGCAGCTCGCGGGAGCGGTCTCGCTCACGGCGAGGAGCTCGATCACGTCATCGACGTAGGACGGCAGGTTCTCGGTCTTGATCTTGCCGGTTCCGTCCAGCACGGGGATGCTGACCACGGTCGTGTAGTCTTCGCCGACGATGTTGTTGATGGACGTGCGGGGGAACAGCTTGTTCCCGTTCACACTTTTGAGTTGAATCTTCTGGTTTGTTGCCATAGAGTGTCCTCCTGGGTTGAATGATGTTATTGCGCGGGATGCGCATTACAGAATGTCGTAGATTATGTCCTCGCCGAGCTGGCCGCCGTGTTCGTCCTCATAGGCTCCGGAGCCGGAAGAACTGTTACTGCCGCTGGAACCGCCCGAACTCGTGTTCCCGCCTGTGCCGGACGAACCGCCCGAACTCGTGTTGCCGGACTCGCCGTCAGTTCCAGCGGAGCCGCCGGACGTGACGTTTGCGGCGTTCGCGATGGCCTGCGTGATCATCTCCTGAACCTGGCTCATGGTCATGTACGGAGATTCCGGCAGTGTCGGTGCCGCCGAGGAAACAATCCTGTTCCTGACCTTGAATCCCTCGACTTGGAGAATGAAGATCGGAGATCCGTTGGCATTGAAGCCGGTGAGCTCGCCTGTGAGCCCAGCCCGCATTGGTTCTGAACCGAGCCAACGTGCCAGTTCATTCGTTTCCATGGACGGCATTGGGATCGTCACCTGCGTGTAGACCCGACCAATACCGTTGTTGTACTCCTGAATAGAGCCGACCTCAATCTGAGCGTGATCACCGACCAGTTTGTATGGGCTCCGATCATAGAAATCCGAGTCCATCACCCATTGCCATGTAACGACATCGTACAGGCTGTCAATGGGGTATGGCGCAGTTCCGATCCTCTCAGCAAATAGCCGGAGTCTGAGCGTACATGCTGTCCCTCGCACCAGCGTTGGTGCTGGCAGCGTTCGCATGTTTTTGTCGTCGCGCACGACAGCGACCGAATCGTGCGCGTCGAGGTAAATGATGTGTTCCTGCATTTTGTTCTCCTACTCTTGAAATTCAAAAACGGAATTGAAATCGTAAACAGCGTATTCGCGCTGCATATCCCAGCCAATGGTCAAATAATCGTCATCCGGATAGTCCGGAACAACGATCCCGGTCGGCCAGTTCGAGAAGAATGTTCCGTCCTCCTGGAGCTGAAATGTTGTCAGCCCCTTCGTGACTGGAGCATTCAAAGGGTCGAATGTTCCGACGAACGGGTCGGCCACGTTGACAACCAGATATCCGGACTTCGGCTTGAGTTCATCCGGCATTTCTTCATCGTAGTACGGGGCTGCTGAAACCGGCAAACGCAATTCCAAATCCACGCAGACATCATCGTACATCCGGGTAAAACAGTGAAACCCGGGATTGGAATAATACGTTTCCGTCCGAATCTCCCTTGGAACTCCGTCCGCGGCTGCCTGCCGGGAATGATATGGGCTGTCGTAGATGCTATCCCCCCAGTCGCATTCCTCGGTCGTCAGCACGATGCTCGGACTGGTATCCTTGAAACGCCGGAGCTTTTTCAGCATCTTCACCCGTTGCAAAACCCACGGCACATACAGTGACGGTTGGTTGATGTCGAGGCGGTATGCATCGATCAGCTCCTCATCCCCGATGTCGTTCAGCAGAGATCGAAGATTGTACGTGTTGCCGTTGGTGTCAATGAGGGTGCTCTGATAACCTGGGCAGGTGTTCTCCTGTCCGTACCACGGATAATACTGGCATGTTCTGGCGCATGCTCCCAGCGGACCGAGTAGCCCTGCAATCGGACACTCCCAGACATTGATATTCGTCCAGGCAAACAAGGCAAGATACCCGTCAAAGTTCCGGCAGAATCCCTTGACCGAAAGAACATCGTTTTTCGTGAAGATGTCCGGGAAGATTCGGTCGCGGTATTCGTCCAGAGTCCAGTCCCAGCCGCCACCATACTGTGCGATGTAGCTCGCCCGCTGTCGTTCAAACAATGCTCGAAGAAGCCCTTCGGCGACCACCATTGGTTTGCAAAACGTCGGATCATCCAGGTGATAGTCGGCCCAGCTCATGAGCACCACCTCCCGGTAATCTCAATGTTCCCACAGAGGTGCGTCTGGTGAAGAACACCCTCGGCATCCACGGATGCCAGTTCCTTGTACCAGTACTGAGGCCATCGGTCGGCATACTGCGACAGATTCGTGATGAAGCCCATGCTGTATTCCGCCGTCTCACTGTCGTAGGAGACTTCGATGTAAATCTTCTTGCTCGGCGCGACCTCGACAGTGGCAGACGGAACATCAAAGGTCTTGCTTCCGATGCGGACTGTTCCGGCGTTCGTGTCATTGAGGTCTGCTCCGTTGAAAATAGTGGCCGTGGTTCCATCCAGACTGACCTTGAATGCGCCCGCATATCCCGAAACGATTTGCGGAGGTGCAGCCTGTGGCTGGCTGCCGCCAAGCAGGATGACACCTGTGGTTCCGGTGCTGTACAAAATCTTTGCCGTTCCCGAACTTGTCCGCGTAAACGCCTTCGTTGAACTCGGTTTGACGAAATTTCCCGATCCACTCCCCAGAGTCACAGTCGCAATACCGATCAACAGACAACTTCCGCATTCGTTCGGAGCAAGCGTCTTCTGTACGATGCCGAACTCGGTCGTACCCGCAGGAGCTTTCTTCACCGGGAGCACGTCCCCATGAAGGGCATCCGTGGTGAAGATCACTGCTGAGTTGATCGGAATTGAAACTGTGGAAGCGTTGTACACGCTCACACGCACAGATCCATGCGGAACACTTTTCTGCCTGCAGTCCTGGAATCCGTGCGACATGTTCACCAGCCGCCGGACATCATTGCTCAGTTTCGCGTTTGGTTTGAACGGATCGCCGGGCGAAACGTCAGGATAAAATGACATGTCACACCCCCAAATCTCCGAAGTCGCCATACTGGACAACCTGCGAAATGTGCGCGGCTTCGATGTCGATCACCGGGACATCCTCTTCGACACTCGTCTTCGGAATAGCGGAAATGTATTCGTAGCCTTTCTTCGCACCGAGATTATGTCCGCAGAGCGTGGCCGAGGTCTCGTTCAACTGAATCGCGAAGTGGAACGTCACCGTGACGTGCTTTGCGCTCTTCGCCCGGCTGTAGCTCATACCGAGAAACATCGCCTCTCCTGGCTGCCAGCCGTTGAACGTCCTGGAGTTCACCTTGCCGACGAATCCGGCGACCTTGCGGACATACGCATTTGTCAGCCTCGTCACCCGCATGGTTTTCGTGTGCGTCTCCCGCAATTCGGCGGTCGGAACATCCACGCCCGCGATTTCCATCTCCGAGCCGTGCTTTCCATTCCAACCGATAGCACCACCGGCGTCTACCGTGCCGTAGGCGATACGCTGATCAATGGCGAAGGAGACATGTTTTGTTCCGGCTCCGCAGTCGAAGCTGATGGTGGATTCCTCGTCCTCCTCATCATCCCCGTAGTCCGAAACGGTTTCCGCTCTGTACGTCGCATTAACTTTGAACGTGGTATTACCGTCACGGGAATCGATCTCGATGGCGTCCAACGGGAGACTGTGGAGCGTCTTCGGTGCAGTGTTGAGCACAGCGGTCAGTGCCGCATCCTCGTCAGCCGCCTCGAAAACAATATACGGGACCTCGATCCCGGTATATCGTCCCCAGCGGTCGATGCTGGTCGCGCGTTCCTTATAGTTCTGTTCAACTCTCGTTGCCATAGATTCTCCGTTTCGTTTTATCCATACGTCAGTGGCTTTTCCTTTCCGATCTGCTTCAGCAGCTTGTTCGTCTGGAGCGTGTTCTTCGCCATCTGCTCGGTCGCCTTTGCCGTTCTCTCCTGAGCGTTGCCGCCCAGCATGGCGTCCAAAGCTTCCACGCTCCACGCGCCCATTGCCTTTTCCGCCGTGGATATTTCCGCAATCCTCGTTTCCGAGCGTTGCGTCTCCTCGACGGCGGTCGATGTCTTCTCCTTGACAGCCTCGACCTTCTCAGTTTTCTCGACGGCCTTTTGTTTGACCTCGTCCATTGCGGCTTTCCAGGCGGCACGGGCTTCGGCGATTTCCTCGGCGGCACCGCTCAGTGCCTCCTCATACGCCGTCTGGTGTTCAATGATCTCCTGCGACTGAGCATCGGTCGCGCTTTCGTTCGCCCGATCCCATTGCTGTCCGATGTCGGCGAGTTCAGCCTGGCGTCCTGCTTTTGCTTCGGTCCTCGCTGTCTCTCGCGCCTGCTTTCGTTGGCTGTATTCCCGTTCAACCACGGCAATCTCCGCCTCGACTTCTTCGTCGGAGTCGAAGATGCCCTTCGTCCGAATCCACATTTTGCGGATTTCCAGCACAGTTTTCTCGAATGCCGTCACGATTCCATTCCACAGATAAGACCACGCATCCTGCATGGCATTACCGATGGATTTCAGTCCATACAGCAGACCGTACCATAGGTCATTTCCGAGGCGTAGGATCGAATAAACGATGACCGTCCAGCTGTCCGCGAGAAACAACTTGAGCTTGCCCCACGCTTTCTTCAGCGGTTGCAACCCGGTCAGCCAGGCGAGCTTCAGAGCCGCCAGACCAACCTTGGCCGCGCCCGCAAGGTCGCCTGACATGAACGCGGTCTTGATTGTCTCCCACGTCTCCCCGGCAATGTCCTTGATTGAGGAGAAGGCTTCCGCGAAGTCGCCCGCGAATTCCGTGGCTCCGGCCTTGCAGGCGTCCCACGCACCGGTGAGCTGCCAGACGATGGCGACAACGCCCGCAAGAGCCGCCCCCACGAGGAACGCCGGAGACGTGATCGCCGCCCACATGGCGAGCGAAACGACCTTGACCGCAAGCATCGACACCTTGAGCAGGCCGAACATCCCGATGAGCGCCTGGATCGCAATAGCGGGAGCCAGCACGGCTGCCTTCAGCACGAAGAACGCCGTGGAGAGTGCTCCGACCGTCAGTGCCATGAGCTTGAGCACAACTCCGGCGGCGATCAAGGCGGCTCCGAGTCCAGCGATTCCAGCAATGACCTTGACGGCCATGATAACCACCTCTTTGTGGGCGGCGATCCACTCGGCAACCTGGTTCAGAACCCCTGATATTCTATTGATATAAGGGGTCAGAGCCTCGCCGATGATGCGTCCGATGGCAAGCTGACAGCCTTCCACCGCACTCATGAAGATTCGGAACGCGCCACCGAGCCCGGCATCCATTTCATGTGCCGTGTCAGCGGCGGTCCCGTTCACGGTTTTCAGGCGGGTAATGAACGCATCCATCTGTTCCACATTCCCGCCGAGCTGAAGTCCGGCAAGGGAGCCGCGGAGATCGAAGATTTCCTCGGCAAAACCCAAGCGTTGGGCTGTCGGCAGGGCGTTCATATGCTTGGCGATGTCGGCGATGATGTCCGGCATGGTCCGGAGATTCCCGTTCGCATCCGTGGTGGCCACGCCGATGTCTTTGAGCTTGTCCTGAACCTTGGTCTTTGCGAACTGGCTGTACGCCTTGCGGAGAGCGGTTCCGGCAAGCGAACCTTTGATGCCCATGTTCGCCAGCACCCCCAAAGCACCGGACACGTTCACGATGTTATCCTTCGCGGCAGCCGCTTGGGGGCCAGCCATCTTCAGTCCCTCTGCGAGGTCGGACAGCGTCTGCGCCGATCCGTTCGCCGTGGCCGTCAGGATGTCGGCGACATTCGACATCTTCGAGGTCTCAATCCCGAAGACGCGCATGTTGTTTGCGGCGCTCTCGGCAGCTTCGCCAAGCTCGGTTCCCGTGGCACGGGCAAGGTTCAGCACGGCGGGAACAGCCGACAGGATTTCGTCTGGCTTGAACCCCATACGCCCCATGGCCGTCATTGCCTCGGCGACTTGTTTCGCCGTGTAGGACGTTTCGCGTCCGAGCTTCTCCGCTGTCGCCGTCAGTTTCTTGAACTCAGCATCGGTCGCGCCGCTGACGGCTTTGACCATCCGCATGGCATCATCGAAATCCGCGAATCCCTTCGTGGCGAACGCCAGTGGAGCCGCCATGATACCGGAGACCGCGAGCATGTTCTTCCCGATCCCGATCAGGCTCTCCCCAAACGCCTTGATCTTCTTCTGGGCCTGCTTCAGTCCCCGTTCAAGCGGTGTCTGATTCAGCAGAATCTCCACATAGGCTCTTCCCGCTTTCACTTCCCCTGTTGCCGTGCTCATTTTTCGTCTCCTTGCACCAGATATCCCGTAGGATGCTGACTGGCATTTTTGCTTTTGGTTTTACGTTGTACGGATTGAAATCGGCCGGTTTCACGGCCTTCGTTTTCTTTGGATCGCGGAGGATGTTCGCGATCATGGCAAGCAGCGAAGCGGTCTGTCCCCACTCAAAGCGTCCTCTCGCCTCGGTCATGCGGACGAGTTCGCGAAGCGTGAGCGGTCCCGGATCTATTCCGAGGATTCCGGCGCAGTCCAAAACGAGACGTTCGACTGTTCCAGGCTTGAGACCAGTTTTGCCTCGAACTGCTCGTCCTGCAGAATCCGGTCGAGCCGCGTCCTCGCGATTTCCTCGAATCTTCGCGTCGCGTTCAGAATTTTCTTCATGACTTGACGCTTCGCTGACGGGAAAAAATCCACGATCTCGTCCAGCAGGGCTTCGGTTGCCTGTTCGATGGCGTCTCCAGCCATGCTTTCGCCGAAGTCTTCATCGCTCACGCCGAGCTTGTCCGCCTCCGGTTTGCAGATGGCATACAGCACATCCACCAGCAGAACAGGATCGGAGGATAACTGTTCGAGCAGATGCGCGGTCGGTCGGTTTTCGGCATCGACTTCAACAATGCTGTTCAGGTCGACCTTGCAGAGCCCACGGACTCGTTTGATTGCGGCGACGTTGACTTCGAGCGTCCAGACGCGCCGTTTGTTGTCACGGAATGTTTTCAAAGAAAAAACTCCTTCTTTTCGAAAGTGATTTGACTTTTCTTCGATTCGGTCTAAATTATAGATGTTGAACCGAAAAAATATTTCTTACGCAGGAGACCAAAAACATGTGCCAGCTCGACAGACTGCGCAGTTTAAGAGGCGAAATCTACGAAATCGCCAGAAAGCACAAAGCCGATAAGGTTTATGTGTTCGGTTCCTGCGCCCGCAAAGAAGAGACTCCGGAAAGCGACGTTGATTTCCTTGTCGAATTGCAAAAAGGAGCTTCTCTGTTCGACCTGATGGATTTACAGGATGAATACGAAGCACTCCTCAACTGCAAAGTCGATGTCGTTTCACGACGCGGTCTCAATCCGTATCTTCGGGACAACGTGCTCAGTGAGGCCGTTGTCTTATGAAGAAATACGATGATTCGTTCTTTCTTCTCAACATAGTCGATGCTCTGTCCGACATCCTGTTTTACACGTCCTGCTCTGAGGAAGAATTCCTGATAGAGATAATGCGTCAGGATGCTGTTGCCCGGAAATTTGAGAATTTGGGTGAATCCGTCAAGAACCTTTCCAGCCAGTTTTGCAATGAGCATCCTCAGATTCCGTGGTCTCACATCGCCCGTTTCCGGGATGTCCTGTCGCACCATTATTTTGGCGTTGACCAAAAGGCGGTTTGGAGTATTGCCAAAAAAGATGCAAAAGAAGCTCATCTGGCTATCTCCCAACTTGAAGAGTATGTAAAAGCATTGGATGACTTCAAACGAAAACAGCAGGAAAAAGTTGAAGACTTGCGGAAAAAGAAAGATGAGATCTATGAAATTGCCCGCAACCACAAGGCACTCAAATTGTATCTTTTCGGTTCCTGTTCAAGACAGAACGATTTGAACTTCGTTGCAGAGTTCAAGGATGCCTCTCTGAGTGACTTGGGTGCTCTGACGGATGATTTGGAGCAATTCCTGGAAAGAAAGATTGCCGTATTCCCTCTTACTTCTTTGAAGGATTATTCGTTCGGAGACCGAATCAGCAAAGAAATGGTTTTGTTGTAACTGATTACACCCATGCCGGAGCTCGACCGGATGCGGTCGGCTTTGCCGTGATCTTCACGGACACGGCTTCTTCGAGGTTCTGTTCCACAGTAAAGCCGGTGATTGAAAAATCCGCATCCAGACCGTGTGCAGTGGCGGCTCCGTCCGTGACAAACAGGGACATCGGCGTGTTCGTGAAATAGGCGGTTTTGAACGCAAGGAAGTCCTCATCCTCCGTGTCGTACAGGATATTGATTTCGAGCGAGGCTTCTTTGAGGGTAGCTGCGCTCAGCTTCCAGCCCTGGGCGGCACGGGTGGTGACGTCGGCCTCGCCGGATTCGAGCGTGAGCGACACGTCTTTGACGTTCGTCACTTCAATGGTCGCCTGCGTTCCAGCTTCTCCGCGGAACAGTTTGGCGTCAAGACCAAGTACAATGGCCATAAGCATGTCCTTTCATTTTCAGGGTTTGACCGCATTTTCCCACAGCTTCGGGAGCTGGGGTGCAGCCTTGTTCAGTGTCGGTCCCATGAGGGGCCGTTTCGGGTAGCGGCGTCTGCGGTACAGTCCGCCGAACTCATGCGCGGTCATCGAGATTCCGATGAACTTTTCGGCCGGACCGATGACCACGCTCTGTTTCTGTCGGTCGACACCGAACAGAATCGAACGGCGGAGCAGTCCGCGTCTGGTGTGCGGCGGTGTGCCGGGAGTAGACGACGATTTCGAACGGTGGATGGCATTTCGAGCAGTCGCCCGGATGTAAGCGCCAGCACGACGCAGGGAGCTGCAATTCGCCTTCCGGACGGCCTCCACGAGCCGCCGTTCGTCGAACTTGAAATACATTTTGACTGACATTCACGACTCCCTTTTTCCCCGTTTTTTTATTCTTCCAACCGTCTGCACGTGTCCCGGAACGTGAGTTCGATGACGCTCGTAAACTGGTTTCGTTCCCGGAGCTGGTCGGCGGCGTAGATCGGATTGAAACCGACCGCGATGCACTTTGCTCCGCAGAATTCCTTGCCGGAGAAACTCATTCCGAGCTTTTCCACGGTCGCCAGCAGCTCGTCAAGCTGTTCTTTCTTCGCCCGCTTCATGAAGCCGATTTGGAGCTTCACCGTGCGTTCCTTCAGAGCCCGTGAAATATTCCGATAGGTCAGTTCCACGGGGACGACAACAACTTTCAGTTCTTCGAGATCGCGCAGGGAGAATTCCGGGGCCAGCGCAGGCTTTGCGTTCCATTCGCCGAGGCTTGCCGCGACGGCTTCGCACAGTACCATACAGTCCATATTCACCCCCGGATCAGTTCCAGAACGAGATTTCCGACCGCGGCGAGGACAGCAAGGAGAGCGGCTCCGAGCGTGGAGATCATCATCTTCTGGAGATCGGCGGCAGGTTTGCAGGGCGGATAGTGGTGTTGTCCATTGCCAAAATGCATGTTCAGCATCCCGCGCAGTTCCGCGATGTCCAGCCTTGCCTGGTTTACTTCGTGCCAGAGATCGCGGTTGTCCGGCACATATTCTTTGTTTTCGCTCATAGTTTCCCTATCTCTTTCGTGTGGATTCTTCGCACATGGTTGGTCGTTCCGCTCCATCGCCAGACAGGCTCGTCCTGCGGTGCAAGGACCTCATATTCGACGCCATTGTAAAAGATTTTGTCACCCTTCTGCGGTTCCTTCGGCAGGACATCCGCCGCAATCAGGAAGTCGCGGGAATACACATGGATCGTGGTTCCGTATGAGTTTTCGACCTTGAACAGCGTCCGTCCGAGTGAAGCGGAGACCCGGAGCCGCTCCCCGTCCCAGCGGAGATATTCCACGGGGACGGAGAGCCAGGCATTCCTCTGGGATTCCAGCCAGTGTGCGCCTTCTTCCAGGAGTCCCATGTGCTTAACCGGCTGCGATGATGCCCGCAGAACGAAGCGCCGCGAGGATATCGTTGATTTTTGTTTTGAGAATGCCCATGGATTCCGCACAGCCGGAGTCGCTCGTGAGCGTCCCCAGGTCTGCAATTGCTTCGCTGCCTGCACCGCTGCCGGAAGCACCAGCGCCGGTGTTCGGAGCATTCAGAAGGAAGTAGACGTATTCAGCACTCGCCTGAGCATTGTAGACGGCCTTACCGAGATAAATGTCGGTAGCCTCGTTCGTGGCGACTTCATTCTCCGCATCCCAATAGACCGACTCGCCAACGTCAATGGCGATGTCAGCTTTGGGGACTTCGAACACGCCACTCACAGCCAATGCTCCGAGCTCACCGGCACGGATGTCGAGGCGGGTGATACCGACGAATCCGCCAAACGGGACGATGGTTTTTGCCTTGATATCGGTTTCAGGGCGATAATCAATAGATTCGCCTTTTTGAACATATCGAGCATTCATTTTTGCTTCTCCTAAAAAGTTTGTGTTGAGGTGGGGAGCGTGATGCGCTCCCCGACCGAATCAGCCAGCAGCTCCGGCAGACTTGACCATGCCGCGGTGATCCTGTTCGCGGACGCCAAGGTCGAAATAGACGCGGAACCAGAGTCCCAAGGTGTTGTAGTCCGTTTCTCCGCGCTCGACGGTCGGGCTGTGCTTCCCGTTCAGGAAGCCGATCTCGAAGGTATCAACCTGTCCGGGCGACCCGAAGAGGTACCAGGCGGTCGCGGACGCGCCCTCGTAGCCGCTGTTGGCGAGATACGGGGAGCTCACGACCTGAAGATTCTCATCGGCCAGAACATTGAGGGCGGGCCTGACAACCTGTTCGCCGGTACCACTACCGCCCATGATGAGGGTCGCGCCTCTCGTGAGTTCAATTGCGGCGTGTTTGAGGGCGGTCGGAACGAGCAGGAAACGCGGCTCCACATTGATGGGCTGATTGTCCGCATCGACCTGGTCCAGGAAAATCTGAATCGCCTTTTTCAGAGAGTCGGCAGACAGAGCACTGGTCGCGCCGGTCAGCAGATTCTTGTGAGCTGCGGAGAAGAGCGGTTTGCCATCAAGCTGGACAGGGTTTTTGAGCAGACGGGAGAAGAAGAGCTGATCGATCAAACGAGCGGCTCTGTTGCCCATGGCAACCGGGACCTTCATGAAGGCACCGAGGTCGTCGTTGATGATCATTTTGCGGGTCAGAACAAATTTTTTCCCGTAAGTTTCGATCTGGTTCTTTGCAGATTCTTCCATGATGCCGCCGTCCTTGATCTCGCCGTCAGCACCAACGGGCTGGAGATCGCCGACGTCCGTCAGACGGAATCTTTCCGATTCTTTGAAGTCGTTGAGGTCGCCGGTGGAACACAGTTTCGTTGCGATGATGGGCTGTGCGTGGTAGCTCTGGAGGAGCTTTTTGTTCGCGACGTTGCTCAGCACGCCCGGCAGGGACACGCTGGAGAAACCGGCGCGAATGGTTTCGTTGTCGAACGTGCGACCGGACACGGGGATACCGTCAAGCCGCATGCATTCGAGGACGAGCTGTTTCAGCGGCATTTCCATGTCACGCATACCGGCCTCCACTGACTTCGGACCGTAGGACTTTTCGAGGTCGTCAGGGGAGATGCCGCAACGGAGGCACAGGGCGGCCTCGATGTTCTTGCGGAGTTCCGGCCCCTCGGCTTCGGCGCTGACGGAGATATTCACTCCGGCGGCAGGACGTTCGGCGCGGAGGGTCTCCAGCACCTTCTTGGTGACGATTTCGGGAGTCCAGCCTGCTTTGATGGCTTCGCGTTCGATTTCCGGGAATTCGCCGTTGCAGATTTCCTGGATTCTGGAAACGCGATCTCGCTCGGCCTTGATGGCGCTCTGGGCGGCCTTTTCAGCTGCGGCCTGAATGTCGGGCTGCGCCTCGGCCTTGATTTCGGCGGGCTTTTCCGGGGATTCCTGCTGTTTCGCAAGATCGGCTTCGGCAGTCACCTGCGGGGCTTTCTCCACGCCGTCGGGCGTATTGGTTTTTTCTTTGATGTTCATTGCTTCTCCTTCGATATTGTTGAGTTTGAACTGCGCGTTCACATGCATCCGGGTCGAGGCATCTGCCCCGACAGCGACGACGGAAACTTCCCGCAGAATCGATTTTGCTACGAGGTAGAACGGCCCTTCGACCATCTGTCCGTTGACCTCGCGTTTTGCTTTGATCAGCTCGCATTCTTTGACGTCGGCCCCAATGGAGAGCTGCCAGTCGGCTCCGCTTTTGCACTGGGCGATGATGTCGTTTGCCGCCTGGGAGTCGGAAACGATTTCCCCGACGATTTCCAGAACGCCGTCCTTGATGCTTGCTTTTACCATCCCGACGCGGGCGTCGGTCCTGTTCTCGTGATTGGTCAGGAGCGGCACCGTTTCCGGGATTTCCATTCCGGCAAGCTCGACGACGACCGGATGTTTCCAGCCGGGCAAATTCATCTTTCCGCCGGAGTATGCCAGACCGGCCACCTTCGGTCGTCCGCCACCGGATGCTTCAATCAGTTTGAACTCAGTCATCCTGTTTCTCCTCTGTTTTATTGTTAGTCTGTTGATTGACAGTTATCTCTCCCGGTATCGGGATGTTCAGCTCCCGCATCAGGCGCAGTTCCTTGGCTCTCTGCCTCAGAACCGCTTCGTAGTCCTGTCCGTCTCTGGCGCACTCAGCGGCGAGCGTCGTCGCGCCGTTGAGAAGTCTCTGCGCCTGAGCAGACGCTTCCTTGGTGGGATCGACGTGCGGGAAACCGTCCCAGAACCACATATGGATTTCATCATCCGCGGTAATGCCGGGATGTGGAAAGATCAGCAGATATTCCTTGAGCCACAGATAGAAGATGCGGTTCAGAACATCTTTTTCCCAGCGGCTCCGGTCCACCAATATTGATTTATGGTATATTTGGTTATCCAGGCGACCTGAAGCGTAATTGAATCCGGAGAAATCCCCTGCGACCGTTCCGTAGGTCGAACAGACGCATCGTGCCACCTCGGAGAGGATGACCTTCACGAACTCGGCGTGGTTCGCCGTCGGCTGCTTGCTGTCCAGCTGTCCCATCTTCCATCCGGCGGGAACCGTGAGCATCATATTCCGTTCCAGTGGGATGGCGTCGAGTGCCGCAAGGTCTTCGGATTCGCCGTCGGGCGGAGAGTCCGTGTAGAGGACCGCCGCAAAATCCGCAGCCGCCTCTGCCGCTGACAACGCCGCCAGATTGTATCGTCTGAGCTGGGCGAACAAAGGAAGCGCCGCCGCAAGTTCCGGGACTCCGCGGTGAAGGCCGGGCCTGTCGTGCCGGAAGATGTGGACCATGTATTCGGCGGGGATTTCAAAAGCTTCCTCGCCTGTCGTGTACATGGCATCACCCGGATGGCGTTTCAGGACGCGGTAACTCACGGGATTCCCCCATTGATCAAAGGATATGCCGTCAATGCTGGAAGAATCCGCAAGCCACGTCAGGCCACCCGATACGCGGTCGGCCTCGATGACGTTGATGTCGAGCTTCACCGGATGCCGGACTTTCGGGTTGGTCGCCAGGACGGCGAACGATTCCCCGTCCTGACACCGTGCAATACGCATGCAGCGGAGCTTCCATGCCAGACCAACGGCATCTGCCCAGCGGACAAACTGCTTTTCGATTTTGTCGTTGAACTCTTCGTCCTCAGTCAGCATCTGAAGCCTCGGACCAGTTCCCACGGTATCGTTCGCGAGCATCTGGACCAGTCCCTTCGCGTAACTGTTGTTCGCCACTTCGTAACGACTTCTCATGCGGAGGATTCGTCTGACTTCGGGACGGGCTTCCTGGTCGGCAGAGAAATAGTCCGCCGCCGACCAGTGCCGTGCGTTGTCCGCAGTTGTCTGGGCGGCATCAAAGCGAGCTCTGACTGTTGGCCGCCCAAGCATCCGGATCTTCCCGTGTTTCTTCTTTCTGTTCATGTATCCCTCACGCTCCTGAATGGCTCATCTTCGTAAATTTCAGGCCGGAACTCCGGGATTTTGCTGCCTTTTTCGACGCGAGATACATATCAGCCTTGATCACGTCCGACAACGGATGCTGTTCCACGCTCTGTCCGTCGACCTCGGCGCTTTTGGGGCCGGAGGCATTCTTCTGAATGACCTCCTCAAGATTGCTCTTTTGTTCTGGCATGGGGTGTCTCCTGTTTT